AATCGCTTTTACGATCTTCCTCCAAAATGCCGCCTGTTTCTTTTCCGTGTTCTCCATCTTTCGCACCCCCTAGAAGTGATAGCCGTCATTCATTCGTGAAAAAACGAACAACGGCAATTGTTTCTCCATTTCTTCCTCTTCATCGATTCGTTTCAACCACTCATAATCATCATCTTCGTCGTATTCTTCTTCGTCGTATTCTTCCTCGCCGAAATCCTCGCCAAAGTCTCCCCAGTAAGCATCATTTACAATCGGATTTTCAACGTCTTGCATTTACAACCCCCCCTTTCAAGTGCTATAATGCACATAGCCTTTTAATTTCATAGGTTTTTCCATTACCCCGGCTTGGCGTTCCCCAGAGCGTCAGGCCTTTTTCTTTTGCTCTTCCATGTAAAGCCATGCTTTATATTGTCCATAGCTCATGCCTTTTGCTTTCGCCGCCGCGATCATTTCATCTATGGTCGGGTCTAGCTTCTTTTTCTCAGGCTTCTCTTTACGCCGCCAACCTTCGCGCATTTTCCCCCGGCATTCGTCGCAAGTGGTTTTATACGCCCATTTATAAACGTACTTAAAGGGCTTTCCACATTTGTTACATATAGCCGTCATGAGCTTTGCGTTTTTCTCCATGCTTCTACGGTGGGATTCGGCATAAGCTTCTTGGGCGCATTTCGGGCAATATTTCGCGTGTCCGCCTCTGATTGAGACAACCACATCTACACCGCACTTTGCGCACTTGATATGCTTCGTCCCGGCAACCGTCATTTTCGACGGTTTCACGCCGCTCTCACGCGCCGCCCGTAAAGAATCATGAAACGCATGGACGCGCTCAAGCCTTGCTTGATAAGCGCAATCTGGACAATATTTTTGCCCGTTGCCCTTCGCTGGCGTCTCTTTTCCGCATCGAGCGCATTTGATAACCCTCATGCCATTACCCCGAACAAAATCCAAACTTCCAACAAAAACGCGACGATCATAAGCGTGTCTTGTGCGTCCTCTGTCAGTGCGTTCCAGTATTTCATGCCGCCAACCTCCTTGTAATAACATGGTGCTTGCCGAACCAGTGAACCGCCGCCGCTTCAACTTCTTCGGGTATTTCCTCTTTGAAGTATTTCACAAGCCCTTTCGCATGGCGCAATCTGAAATGTTCATACCGACAGCCGCGCGATTTCTTCCAACCGGGCGCGAACAAAACGCCGTCGCAATCGTTCATAAGCGCAACCGCAAGCATCAAAATCGTTTCATCATCTACGCCCTCTTCGGCGACAGGCGCGAAATACTCAAGCGGATTGATGATTTCCCAGTCTGTTTTCCCCTCTGCGTCCCATACTGCCCGATAAAACGCCGCCAACGCCGCCGCCTTTTCGCGGTTCTCCAAGAACCCGCCGTATGGGTGGCTTAGATAAATACGCTTCTTCATTCTCCCCACTCCCCTTTTTGTTCTTCCGCTACCATATAGAACACATAGCAAACGCACCCCGCAAAAGCTAGGCACGCAAGCCCCGCGAAAAACTCCATCATATTTTCACCTCCAAGGCTGCCCGCCAACAGGCAGGGCAAAGTATCCGTTTATTTTCGGCGTTGCATTGGTTTTCATATCGGCCTGTCATGCCTAACCCTTTGGGACAAACTCCGTCGAGCATCATCACATCGAAGAACAAGCCGTCAGCCGCTAGGATCGTTTGCAACGCCTTTTTGATTTTTTCGTTTTGTTTTGTCACGCCACCGCCTCCCTTTCGATTTGCCGTATCGCCGCGTCAACCAGTGCCTTGTTGAATTTGTCCTTGATTTCTTCCTCGCGCCCTTCCCAACCGTAAAGCGTGAAGGTCACGTTGCACCCCGCCGCAGTCGTTTTGTACTCAACGCCGTCTTTCAGCTTGCGCGGCAGTTTCATTTTGCCGCCCCCTTTCATGCAGGCTTTATAGCGGAATCCGTTAGTTTATCGTCTAAAAAAATAGCACTGTCAACGTGCAACAAATCCCCGATTTTCTTCATTCGCTCAACGTCAAGCCGCACATTTCCTTCCTCAATGTGCGAGTACCCTTGCAGGCTCATACCTAACCCCTTCGCCATAAAGGTTTTCGTTACGCCGCGCGATTCCCTAAGCCTTTGCACGTTTTCATTTACTCCCATTTCATCACCACCTTTTGCAAGTATTATAACTAACGTATTCCGTTATGTCAACAAAAATTTTTTATTTTTTCTCATTATCCGTTATTTTTTTCACGGATAGCGTTATATAGTATATAATAAAGCAAAGGGGGCGAGTTTATGTCTATCGGTATAACAATTAAAGAACGCCGCAAAGACTTAGGACTAACGCAAGTGCAATTAGGCGAAAAAGTTTATAAGTCCGCGCAAGTAATTTCTAACTGGGAGCGCGGATATACTACAGGCATAACGGCAGAGGATATAAAAAATCTTTCGTCTGCACTAAAAATCCCCTCAAAAGATTTAATAGAAGAAAATCCTCTTGTAGATAATATAGGGCTATACGAAATGCGCGATACAAAGCGCGTCCCTGTCATTGGTACGGTTAGATGTGGCGTTGGCGGCGTTGCATACGAATATATCGACGAATATATAACCGTCGATGATACCTACCGCCCCGACGAAATGCGCGGCTTTCGCGCCGAAGGGGACAGTATGGAAGGGGAAATACACGACGGGGATATATGCCTTGTGCATCTGCAAGAAGAAGTGCCGGACGGCGCGTTGGCGGTTGTCGTTATCTGCGACGGCGTAGAAGAAGCAGAAGGGACGATAAAGCGCATACACAAGCAGGACGGCGCGATCATCCTGCAAGCAACCAACCAAGCCTATGCGCCGCGCATTTTTACAGGCGAGAACGCAAACAAAGTGCGGATTGTCGGGCGCGTCGTTGAAGTGCGGCACAAAACGATATAGCAACGTGTCGGGATTTCCGACAACTTGCCGACAACTTGCTAAACTTGCTAAAAACTTGCTAAAAACTTGCTAAACTTGCTAAAAAAAGAACCGCCTCACGGGCGGCTCCTTGTCATGTCATGATATTTTATTGCTTGCGCTCCAGATTGTTCCACGCGACAATAGCTTTCCCTTTCTCGTTTCTTATGCAGTAAGTGCCGCATTTCTCGCACCCGCATTTCCATGATTGCGAATGGTCGATCATGTTTTGCAGGGGCTTTAATATTATGCTCCAGTTCCCGCAGTTTGGGCACTCTAAAAAGCCTTGTACGTCCGTTATGTCCATAGGTTGCGCCCCATGCGTTGCTCGGTTGCCGTGACAATATACTTTGTCATGCTTTCGTTTACCTCGTCGGCGGCGGTCTGCACTTTTTCCCGCCAACCTTTGGGCACGTTGATTTTGACTTGGTCGTAGGTTTTGGCGTTGTACCGTGCTACGGCGCGTGTGTGTGGCGTTGTCATGCGTCACGCCTCCTTCGTAAGTTCCGCGTATTCGCGCTCTACCGTGTCAACCGTATTCATGAGGAAACTTTCGCTGCAAACCGCCGCTTTGGCTCCAAGTACATAATCGACAAGCGTGCCGATGATTGCGTCGTGTTCGTCTTTGTACAGCCCGAAAACCGATTTCCTGCCCCACAGCCCGTTTTCGCGCCTGTAGATGTCGCCCTTTGCTTTCTCAATCATTTCTTTGTTAATCAACATGATTTTCTCCTCCTTTTGACTTTGTCTGTGTTCCCTTCTCTGTATATATCATAGTACCATGACAAGAAAAAGTCAAGTGTTTTTTGAAAAAATTTTTGGGAGTGCTGAAAATGCAAACCGCCGCTATATACGCCCGAGTCAGTACGGATTGGCAAGCAGAACACGGTTACAGCCTTGACACGCAAATAGCCGCTTGCGAAAAATACGCCGCCGATTTGGGCGCGGTATCTGTCACGAAATATATTGACGATGGATATTCGGGCGCGTATCTTGATAGGCCGCGCCTTGACGCGCTACGGGACGCGCTACAGGCGAAAATATATGATGTAGTAATAGTTTATACGCCCGACAGATTAGCGCGGCGATTAAGCCACCAACTGCTCATAACCGAAGAAATAGAAAAGTCCGGCGCAACTTTGCATTTTGTGAACGGCGAATATAAGCAAACGCCCGAAGGACAACTTTTCTTTCAAATGCAGGGAGCTTTCAGCGAGTATGAACGCGAAAAAATAAAAGAACGCACCATGCGCGGCAAACGGGGCAAGCTGAAAAGCGGTAAACCGATTTCAGATCACGGCGTTTTCGGCTATTCATGGGACGAACAAGCGAAAGATTACATTGTAAACGATGCCGAAGCCGCGATTGTCCGGCAAATATTTGATATGTATATAAGCGGCGAGTATGGCGGGACAGATGCCCTTGCCATCAAGCTGAACGAAATAAAAATACCGTCACCGGGCGGCAAGCGTTGGCTCGGCGCAAACGTCTGCCGCCTATTAAAAAAGTCTATGTATAGCGGCGAATACTACGCCTATAAAGAATACTCGAAGAAGATAGACGCACACAAACGGCACAATACAACGCGCCCGGAAAGCGAATGGATACCGATGCAGTGCCCGCCGATTGTCAGCCGTGAAACATTCGACGCGGCGCAACGCTTATTAGACGCGAACAAAAAACGCCGCAAGCGAAAACTTGAAACGAAACAATACCTATTGCAGGGGCTTATGAAATGCGCGAAGTGTGGCGCGTCTATCGTCATTCGCCGCACGGCTAGCGGGGCTTATTATACTTGCTTCAACGCCGTGCGTGTTGGCAACAATACAAAATGCCATGCGCGATACGCAAAAACGGATATTGTCGATGCGGCCTTTTGGGACACCTTAAAACAGATATGCAAAACGCCGAAAAAACTAGCGGATTATATCAAAGCCACCGACAAAGCCGCGCCCCGCGTCGATGATACGCAGAAATTAAAAGAACGTCTTGCCAAGATTGACGCAGAAAAAGCCGCTATTGTCGAATGGTACACAAGCGGATATTTAACTCAAGCCGCCGCAACCGCAAAACTTGAAGCCTTGACAAGCGAAGCAAAGCGCATACAAGAAAAACTATCTGCGCCGAAAACCAACGAAAGGGCGGTCGATGTAGCGCGGATATATAAACTGGTGAAGGATTGTGACGGCAGTTTTGACGCAAAAAAAAATATCGTCCACGCGATCATAGATTACATAACCTATGAACGAGTGGACAATACGCACAAAAACGGGAAATATGATATTCGGTTTTTAATTCACTTCATATAACGTGATTGCAGGATGCGCTTTTTGTAGTTCATTTCCGTCCGTCATTTTGATAGCCGATGCAAAAAAACTACTAATTTATAAAATGCCCCACGGCTCAAAAAAGCGTGCGCACCGCTTTCTTTACTACATGGGGCAAGATTAGCAAAAGCACGGGGCAAAGGATTTCTAAGCGTTCGCCTACTCCCATTCGGGAACCCAGCTTGTCCGCGCTTTTTTCGGCAGGCATATTAACCCGCCTCCCTAGGTGCATTTATTATAGCACATTCAACGCGCAACGGCAACGCCAACGGCAACGAGGCACAAGACTTCCCAGATATTCCTTTGGTTCCGAAGTCTATTTTCCGTCCTGTCCCGCTCGATTTCGTACTGCTTGAAGGATTGACTTGCTTTCTGCAATTCTTGATTCGCTATCGCTAATGAGTTCTGCGCATTCTGCGCTTCGCTCCGCGCTATCTTCAATTCGTTCCGTAGCTTCGTCAATTCCTCTTGCGATTTCGTCAACAGATTCAATGCTTCGGTCAATTCGCTGTCCTGCGTTGTCAATATGGCCTTGAGCGTCTCGTTGTGCTGTTCCAGTGTTGCTAAGTTCGTTTCTAACGTCTGAAGCTCTCTCTCGCTGATCGTGTACGTCTGGCTCGCATAGCAAGTACCATGCCAACCAAGCGACAAACAGGCAAGCGCACACAACGCCAATAATACGAAAAGTTTTCTCCACATTTTGCACCTCCGAAAAACTTGGCAAATTTTCATACCAACTTGGCAACCTACGAAAAAAACGGCAATTTTTCATACTTCAATTTCTTGCGACAAATCCCACGGGGGATTCCCTAAAAATATTGTGTAGTCTGTCATACATATCCGCACGCCCGGAAAGATAGATTGAAGATGAGCAAGCGGAAATTTGTATTCCTTGATTGCGTCCGATACTCGCCGCAATTCGTTGTCTGAAAGCGTCGTATTGCTTTTGATAATCATACGCTAACCGCCTTTTGGTTCCACAGCTTTTGATAATACAAAGCCTTTGCCCTCAAAACGTCGCCACCCCTGCTCCCATCTGTCGCCCACGGGTCATATTCGGGGCTTTCTTCTGTCCCCAAATATTCAAGATCGCCGCGCGTGTCGCCGTCGCCGTATTCGTCATTCCACCAAGCGTAACAATGATGGGGTTCTTCGCCGTCCTCATTGTTTGCCGCTTCGCCGTGAGTCATAATCCACTCTTTGTCAATCGTGAGCCAAAGATTATTTGCAAGCACGGCGATAATCTGCGCCATGATTTGGATTTGCTCGTCTGTCGGCGGCTCGTCGCCCAAATCATTAGACCCTGCACCGTAGCACCCGCAAATAGCAATACCAACGCCGCCCGTGTTGCGTTTCCAAGTGTGTTCTAGGATTTCGGAAAAATCGTCTGTGCTAACGTAAATTTTGCCGTCACCCGTAATGCTGATGTGATAGTCCTCGAAAAGCGTGTCATAATGTCCCGCCGTCCAGTGGAGATAGATTTTCGGCGCGTTGTACCCTACAGAACGAGCGTCCTCATAAAGTGCGTCACGACTAGCCGACGCAATATCTCCGATTTCCTGCAACGTAACCTGTCTCATTTTCCCGCCCCTTTCGATTGCGGCTTTTCACCAGCCGCTGAATTATACCGACTGTCCACATAATGTTTGCCTAGTTGAACGCCCGCCACGGTTAGAAGTCCACTTATAGCCGTAACGCACGCACCAAGCCCTTGCCAAACCGAGCCTAAATCAAACTTTAACCCATAAAATCCATTTGCATAAAATCCGACAAACCAAGAAAACAGGACAAGCACCACCAAAAACAGGATAATAACACCCGCTAAAATGATGATTTGCGACAAATGATGCTTGCTCCAGTTCGCCAGTTCAAGCAAATTTGACTTAAAACTTCGCATTATCGCCATAAAATACCCCCGTTTCGATTCTCGCCGCCGTAAATAGCCCGTGGCGCGTTTTTCTTTATCCGCGCAATAGTTTGTATTCGCCGCTTAGTTTTTGGCTAATACGGGCTGTTTCTCGCGGTCATTTTTCAGCGTGTTCGAAACGAATCATTTTCATCAGTTCGTCAAGCCTCGCGTGTGCGCTTTTCGCCCGTTGGTCGATTTCTGCGACTTTAACGTCAAGCAGATGATGCGCTTCTTCCATCGCGTGAAGCTGTGCGTCCATTCGTCGAAGGGTATCATCAAGGCGAATGATTGCCTCGTTAAGCGGGCGAAGTACCGCGAAATGAAAAGCCGTCGCGCACAATCCGGCGACGCTCACAATTTGTCCCATCGTTTCCCAGTTCATTTATTCGCCCTCCTTCTCAAAGAAAAACGCTACACGATTTGCGATCATAGCGCGGGTGTCGAATTTCGCGTTTGTGTCGATTTTCCAACCGATAAGATTATTCCAGTGCACCGTATAACCAAACGCGCTGAATATCGGCGCGGTATTTTTATACATGAACGCACCGAAAAGCCCGTCAGAAAAAATCTCGCGGACAAAAATTGTGTTCTCGCTTTGCCGGACCTCCAAGTTTGGCGATACATTCAGCCCTAGCAAGTAAAATGCAAAGCCATAACTGCAATTGCGGGTCAGCCACAGCACGCCGCAAAGATAACGCTGAATCTTCTCCCAAACGGTAAAATGATAGTCAATACATACGCAGTACCATCTTTCACGGTTTACGCTTCGCAAATACGAATCACTGTCCTTATATTCAACGTAGTGCTTTGCCCAATCGTACTGCAAAAATTTAGGCGCACATTCTACTGATTCTCGGCATGCCGTGCTGTTATCCCAAGTTTGCCAGTAGTGAAGAAATCCCGGTAATTCGCCGTCCTCATTCGCAAACAGCATAACAATTGGATTCGTCAAATAGCACAAAATCATGAACACGACGGAAAGCAAAAAATAAATAAACCAAAGAAGCATATATAAAGCCCTCCATAAGAAAGGGGCGGCTATTTGCCGCCCTCGTCCTTTTCTTCTTCTTCCTGCTCAACAGGTGGTACATACCGCACACACTTCGGATTGTTACATACCCACTTGGGCTGTTCTGCCGTTCCGTCGTTTCTCATTCGTTGGTTACAGCGCACACAGCGCGGCGCGGGTTTAGCCATTGTCAGCACTCCCTTCTTCAATTGCCTTATATTCCTCGTCAAACCATGCGTCTAAGTCAGCCATGTCAGCCGCGACAGATTTCGCGGTTTCCGTGTCGCCTTGCATTGTAGCTGTCGTGTAGGCTTCGCAAAGGTTGGCTTTTCCCTGCCGATATTCTGCCGTCAGATTTGCGATTTGTTCTTCTTTCGTCGGGACAGGCGGAACATACGGGTGAAGTTCCTGCCACTCTTCCGGCGTGTAATATCCGTCCGGCTTAGTGTCCCGAACCTCTGGATTGCCATTTGGGTTATAGTATGTTGCCATGTTTACACCTCCGTTACATTAGGGACGGGTCAAAATACTCGAACCATGCGTAGCCGTCGCCGCCTTTGCCGCCAGCGTATTGAGTTGATGAGTTTCCTGCCGCACATCCGCCGCCGCCACCGCCGCAGCCGTTGGTTCCATCCTCTCCGATTGCATTTGCGCCACCTTGACCCGCGCCACTACCGCCGCCGGAGCCTCCGGACATGGTCATTGTCCCGGCGCTCGTTGGCATATAATTCGTGTCTCCGCCATTTCCACAAGCGCCGGGGATATCTCCAGTACCGCCCCGTCCTCGGTTGCCGCCTCCGCCAGCACCGCCGCCGCCTCCGCCAGTGTAAGTATTGGAGTTCACAGTTATAGTAGAATTTCCGCCGTTGCCTCCCGGCCCTAAATTCGCCGCGCCGCCAGCACCGCCTGCGCCGACAACAACAGACGCCGTTTGTCCAGCCGTCATTTTCTCATAACCGATTGTTGTTCCACCTTCGCCGCCGCCAGCCCCAGCTACAGCCGTGACCGACCCGCGTGCGCCATTACCACCGCCGCCGCCGCCTTTGACGGTAATACGATACCAACCAGTCACGGGCGCGGTGTAAGTGCCGGAAACGGTCACAACGTCAACCTTATTAAAAGCAGGAGTTTGTTCGCGTGTCAGCTTGTTTGCCAAGTCCTGCGCAATCTGCGTAAGGTCAACGAGCGCGGGGTCTGTCGAGGCGTTGAAAGCTTGGATAAAGTACGGCTCAGACGCGCCGATATACTCTATCCATGCGTAACCGTCGCCGCCTTTGCCGCCATCAGTTGTTGATGCCGCGCTATTGACTACTGCGTCCCCACCTGCGCCGCCGCCGCCGTATCGTCCACCTTTAACGCTATATGCGCCGCCTCCCGCGCCGCCACCAGACCCGCCGAAACTCATATATGACGTGGTAGAGTATTCTGATACGTTTCCTGCGGCACCGACGATTGTTCCATCTCCCCCGATACCGCCTCCTGCTTTTCCGCCGCCACTTCCGCCGCCGCCAACGTATACAGAAGTGTTTATAGTTATGGTAGTGTCCCCTCCGTCTACGCCAATGCCGGGTGCAGGGGTTCCCTTTGTGCCACCTGCGCCGCCTGCGCCGATAACAACAGACGCGGTTTGTCCTGCGGACATTTTTTCGTAGGCGATAGTCGTACCGCCCTCGCCGCCGCCAAACCCGCCAGCGGCTGCGAGGTTTGTATACAACCCGCCGCCACCGCCACCGCCAGCGCCCTTGACGGTGATTTTGTACCAACCAGTCTTGCTTGCGGTAAACGTCGCACTTCCTGCGGTTTCGTATTTTGTTTTGGTATATGCGCCGTTCATGAGTGCGGCGTCGAGCAGATTCGGGAGATTGAACGTGGTGGAGCCATCGCCGCTACCGTACTTTGTCCCGATTTCGTCAAACAGGTCAGGGTACATCGTTCTGCTCACTGCCGCGCCGTTACAAAGCAGTGCGCCGGGGGGCTGACTGGTTCCAGCGTAGGGGAAGATTTCGCCGATAGTTTTCCCTACGGGGAAAAACTTTTTCCAGTTATCGGAATCGCTAGACGGTACATCGCCGCCCGCCGCTACGTCGTTGATTGCTTCGTACAATACGCCGTCCGTTGTGTCACGCACAACGCACCCTGCAAAGTACGCTTGCGTATCGTCAAACTGGAAAAACCAACCTTTTTGAGCGTAAAACGCAATATCAGAAAGCAGATTTAAAGCCCCGTTGAAATCCTCGCGTGTCGGTGCCTTGCCACCCGCGCCAAGTGGTAAAGCCGTTTCGGGCGGAAAGCCTGTCGATTGGCTCAAAAGCCCATCTCCTGCCGCCGCCTGTGTAGCGGGAATCGTGTTCTTCGTCCCGTTCACGGCGATTGGCATAGCTAACAATGTCGGATTCGTAGTTATCATTTATATCATCCTCCTTGTTGTATTGGATACGGTTGGAAAATCCCTTGATTAAACGGTTGCAAGCCGCTACCGTTAAAGCCAAACGTGTTTTCTGGTTCGATTTGGTAATACTCAAAACCAACGCCGCCGCCCAAATTCAAAACGCCGTATTCGCGTAACAGTGCGCGTTGGTAAGGCGTTAAATAAAAGGTGAAAACTATCCTGACTTTCATTTCGCCTATGTTCATTATCAATACAGGCTTGTCGAATAGGGCGGTTAAAACTTCTTTAATACTGGGCAAAGTCGCGTTTCCGATATTTGCCGCCGCTTTCAAAAATATCAGCGTCCTAAAGGCGTTATCGTCTAGTCGAAAGTGGTCTGTATCGCCTGTTATATAGAACGGGGCTTGATTAAAAGGGTTTAACTGCGAACCGTAAAACCCGAAAAAATCCTCATTGTCTACGGTCAAATACCGTGACGCGCCAACGATGCGCCCCCAAATGTCCAAGCCTACGCCCTCGGCAGTCAGCGGGTTAAAAACCTTATTGTAAAAGGTTTGAATATCGCCCGTCGGGTCAAGCTGTTTTGCCGCCGCTTCGATAATGCCGATAATGTGCGGGCTTGCGCCATATTGACTTTGAATTGTGCGTAATGCCAAATCGTTAAAATCAAGGTTCATTGATTGTCACCTCGATATTGTCAGCGTCAAATATCGGTTCTTCGTCCGCCTCCATTGTGACGCTGTTCCCCGTCGGGCTTGAAGTCAGACCGATGTATACGGATTCGAGGTCGTTCACGCCCGCCGTTTTGACTATCGCCACCGTAAAACGGCTTGCATAAATCGTTTGCCCCATGCCACAGCGCGTGTTCCCGCTGTTTGTATCCTGCCCGTTCGCGTCGTTGATAATGGCGTTTTTAATATCTGCCGTAACGGTTGCGGGCGTTTGCGCGGTCTTGTTGATCGTGACAGAAATATAAACGGGGGTCGGGATAGGGCGGACAATCTTATAGTTATTCACAACGCCATCTTCGGACGTAAAACTTATATCAGTATTTCCGTTTGTCCCGCACCCCGCGTCTAACTTGTTGTATATCGTTTCCGCTATATCATCATCTTCGCCGCCGTAAACACATACCGCGACAGAATGAGAAATAAGCGAAACGCCCTGTTTTGTTACCGTGCTATCCGTCTTGTTTTCAAGCACAAGGCAATCAAGCACATTTTCAACCTGATACACCGCGCCCTGTAACGCCGCCGCGCTACCGTGCGCGTTCGCCGCTACAGAATTAAAACGGCGTTTCTCAAAATCTGCCCTGCCCTCGATAAGGTTGCCCGGTACACCTGCCGCCGCGTTGGTTACTGTGTCCCACCCGGCTATAACGGTTATTATCTTCGTGCAAGTCTCCGCGCCTATGTCAATCGCGCCGCTTTCCTGCGCCGCAAATTCGACCTCAACCGTACCATTCGCGCCGATCGTTGCCGCGCCAACGCTTGCAAGTTTAACGCCGTCCGTCGTTTGAATTATGCTCCCTGCGGGTATCGTCGTACCTTGCAAGCCCGTACAAGTGCAGGAAACAACCGTGCTTGTGGCAACCTTTCGCGTTAGAAAATAGATGGCTCCAAGCGCGTCTTGAAAAATCCCGCTTGCCGTAAGTGGATTGAATTGATTTGCAAGGTTCAGAAATTCGCTATCCTTGCCCGTAACGAGAACCGACAACGAATCAATTATCTGCCCTGCGGGGCTTTCCGACGATGTATTAAGTGTCGCGTTTTCATCGTCGAAAACCGCCGTCCAATCGTCTACAATGCTTTGTCTGATTGTGCTTGTACTGTCGGCAGAAAAGCCCGTTTCCGGGTTAAAAGTGATTGCCATAAACGCACCTCCTAAAACTCAACAGAAACGGTTTCGCCGTTTGCGCTTTTCGCTTGAATAGTTCCCGTCATAGCCCGCGTTTCGGTGTCAAGCCCCGCAATCTCAACCGTCGCGTCAGCGATATTTTCAACGGCAAGCGCGGTTTCGCGATATACGGCGCGAACCTCCGAAAGCGCGGGCTTTACGCCAAGGTCTAAATCAAAATGCGGCACTCCTTGACGTTGGCGCAAGTATGCGTCATGCGTGAAAAGCCGCACAGCGTTAGCCACGTTTTGCGCGTCCGCGTAACGTCCCGCTGTCGTTGCAAGGTTGCCCGCGCCGTCTAATGTTATGTCCCATTTGTCCGGCTTTAGGTATAGGCTTCTTTTGTTCATTGTTTCGCCCCCCTATTGTGGCGTGCTTGTCGTACTGCCGCCACTTTGCACGCCGCCGTGAACGTGATTCAAAAACGATATTCCGCCGATCACGGCGTCACCCGAAATATTAACCGTGTCGGCGTTAATATTCACAACGCCGCTTTGTGTCACTTCGATAAATACGGACGGCTCTCCGGGATGGAAACTCCCAAAATAAAAACCGTCACTCATTGAATGACGGCGAAAACTGCCCGGTTGCTGTGGCGTGTCCGTGCCTGTCGTGACGTTGCTAGAGTCGGCTTGCGCGAACACTGCAAGTCCAATGTCGCCCGGTACAGGGTCAACAATCACCGCCGCCACGCCCGCATGATAGCGAAATACGGGCAAATGAAAAAGCGTCGTTGGCTCAACGGCTTGCCCGTAACCATCAACGCTTGAAACCAAAGGCAGTACATCTACAAAAAGCCCACTCACCGCTTGCACTTGCACAGGGATTGCCGTCGAAATTCCCTGCATGGCGTTTTGTATCATAAATTGTAAAGCGTTGTATTCACTCCCGGCTGTATTTGGTTTCTTTTGCCCTTTTACGGTGTTTTCACTCATCTTCGGCACCGCTTTCTTCTTCGCTTTCGCCCGCGTTTTCGGGTAGGTACATACCGTCAATACGCGATACCCAACGCCCTTGAGTATATGCAGCTAGGTCGTGACTTAACTTTGTGATTTTCCAATAACCCGACGCGCGGGGAACAATGCTTTCGATTTTGATTTGCCCGCCCAACTGCAAGCGCGGGTTATAGAAACATTCGCAAGTTATCCCGTCTTGCGTGAATGAAGGATAACCAATCATGCCGCTTTCGGCTTTTAGCAAAACCGCGTCGCCGCGCGGCTTGTCCCATGGCATCAACGTCCATGTTTCATCGTCCATCAAAAGCTCTGCGCCAACTTCGTCGGCTACTTGTTCAGCTTTCTGCACAGGTGAACCGTTAAATGTGGCGTTTTTTACGCTTTCCGTAACGCCTTCATTTACAAAATTAAAGCCCGCTTGTTCTGCAAACTGTTTTATAAGGCTTTCGGCGGTTGCTTCGCCCTGCACACTTGTTGGGCTATCGGCAATCAGCACGCTCCACCCTGCCGTTAATGCGTTAAATTTCATGGTAACGTCGGGCGCGGTTGAAAAGTCAGCGGATGCCGCCGTAATATCACCCTTAAATACAACGGATAATTCGCCGCCTTTGTCGCCCGCTTCAATCAAGATATGATTCTTTCGGTATTCGCCGGGAAGAAACGAAAGAAAGGTTAATTGCTCCATATCGGACAATTTCAAGCCCTGTATTCTGACTTCCGCGCTATTCTTTTCGGGCAATCCGGCTTTGTTGACTTGCACCGTGGTTGCAAGCCCCTCAATTATTTTCGTGTTTCCGCCGCCATCAAATTCGCCATCGCCAAGAATAATGGTCGTTTTCAGCGTCTTTATAAGTTTCCTCATAACTCATTCGCCGCCTTATAGAAAAGCCGCCACCGCTCACCAAAACCGCTATAAAGCGGGTCACTTGTGCCAAGCATATCGACGAAAAGCAACGCGCCACTAAAGGCGTTTTGTGCTATCTGAACGACGTTCTGACGATCTCGGCAAATTGCGCCAGTGACAACGACAACGCCGCCCGCCGTCAAGTCCATATAGGTTGAGCCGAAACGATAATATACGCGAATTTGGCAATTTTGCCCGCCGAGTTTAACTTTCAAACTTTGCGCGGGTACGGGGGAAAGAGGTATTTTTTTCATTTAACTGCCCCCTTAAAATCCTAATTGTCTTGCAAGGGTTCGATTGTCGGTTTCTTCTGCCGCTTCTTCTTCCGCGTTGCTTGCGTTTGTGCCCTGCACTTCGCCATCATCAATATCGTCACAGACTGAACCATCTGCCGCGTCCTCCGCTTCGATAGGTTCTGCGCTTTCTGCTTCTTCCACCGCCGTTGTCGTTTGTGCGCTTTGTACCTCGCGAATTTCCTTAAAACGCAAATCTACAAACAGAACGCCGCGCCCGTTTGTAGCGTCGCGCCTGTAGTCGAAACTTTCAAGCATCATGTTTTTATAGCTTTGTTCCGGCGTTGTCAGTGTTATCTTTTCGTCATTTTCACAAAGCGTTGTAAGGCGGTCTATTGCGCTTTGCAGTTTTTGTGCGCTACCTTCAACGGAAAGCTGACACGTTATCGAGCGCGGGTCAATGATTCTGTTATAGGTCGCAAAACTGCCTTTTTCAATCGGCTCGTCGGGCAAGCGTGAAGATTTTTCGGCGGAAAACTCTTGCATTGAATTAAAGTCAACTGCCGCCGTTTGCCCTTTGACAATCCAACCTTTATTTCGTGACATAAAGTCAGTTAAAATCATACGTTCACCGCCTTAATAGGCCACGTTTGCCGCCGCTGTCCATCGTGCCGCCCGTGTTTCAATTCCATTCATAAACTGATTTGCCGCGTCCGTACCATCTGCCGCGTTAATATTGACTGTGCCGACATTAACGCGCGTGTCTGTCGTGTTGTTTACCGTAGACGCGCCTCCCATCGGCAAAGCGTTTGCCGCGCTAATATCCATAAAATTACCCGCAATCCTGCTTAATAAGTCAAGCGCACGGCCTCTTTTGCCGGACGAAAGCGGGATAATTGCTTCCGCTCCTGCTTCAGCAACAAGCCCCATGTGTGGAGAAGTGAAAATGCCGCCGTTTGCGTGTTTTTCTGCGTTGCCGCCGCCAAAAGACGGCAACGACATACTGCCAAAGGTGTTGTCCCATGCGGCCTTTACGCTGTCAAAAACTGTGATTAAGTTTGTTAACGGGCTAAAAAGCATTTCTATCCCTGTTTTGAGTCCCATCACGCCTCTAACCATAAACTCCCACATTTCCGATATCGTAGGAAGGTTATCAATGAGCGTGTCAAAAAGTTCGATTGCGCTTTGCTTTAAGTCCTCAAGTTTTTGTCTTGCTTCTTCCGGGTCATCCGTGCCCCATAGCTGCGCCCAAAAGTCGCCCCATGCAGCTTCTTTCCCTTCCATCCACCCGAACATATCATCAAGTGCAAGGGCAAGAGCCGCCAACGCCGCGACAATTGCCATAATCGTCAGCGTCATAGGATTTGCAAGCCAAGCCGCCGCCATTTTTGCAAGCGCGGGCAAAAGGATTGTCGTGATAACTGTCGCTAGACCGATAAAAAATGTTTGCACAAAACGCTCATTTTTGCGTAAAAATGCAACCGCCTTGTTTACCGTTTCCACAAACTTTGTCATAGCGGGCAAAATCATACGGAAGATGATAGCCGAAAAGGATTTCATCACTTGCCCGAAATCTGCAACGCGGTCATTCCAATCCGCCGTCAGTTTTGCGTCCTCTTTCGTATAAACGCCAAACTCTTTCTGCAAGCGTATCTGTTCTTTTAACGCGGCGCGTCCCTGCTGTAAAAGCATGATGGTTCCTTGGTCAAGCCCAAGCGAACGACCAAGCCCGAAAAACTCCTGCTTGCCCATCGTCTCGGCTTTTTCCGCCAAGTCCATCATTACGTCAAAGGCTTGCCGCTGTCTGCCGATTTCGCCCGCGTCAATGCCTACACCTTCGAGCATCTTCGCTGCGCGACTTGTTCCTACGGTTGCCTGTCGTGCAAGCTGTGCCGTTAATGATTGCAAAGAACCTTGAAAGCCCTCTACCGAACCGCCCGCGCGTGCCGCCGCTTCGCCCCATGCGTGCATCTTTTCAATGTCAACGTCAAGGGCGTTTGCAAGTTTCCCCATAGAGTCAGCTTGCGAAACGTAATCGCCAAAGCGTGAAAAGATGGAAAAAGCCGCTGCCGCCGCCGCAGACAATACGCCAAGTTTTGCGGTTATCGTGGAAGTCATGCCAGAAATGGCAGATTCGGCTTCTTTCGCGCCCTTCTTTACGCCGTCGGTTTTCAATCCCAACGATATAAAAAGTTCGTCAATCGTCATTTCTGCTCACTTGCCTTCCATTCGTTGTAATTGTTTACTGCCGCGATCTCGTAAAGGTCAACGGCATCGTCGATAGAATAAACCGTTTGTAATTCGTGCAAGGTCGCCAACCGCCGCGTAATTATCACGCCTATCATACCGGGGACGGTCGGATATTCTATCAACCCTTGCGTTTGATGTCCGGCGCGGGGGATTGAGCGAATACGTTCAGCCCGCTTGTCTGAAAAAAATCATTTGCTTTGAACGCCTCCGCGCGTAACTGCAAAAGCGTGTTTCGGCTTTCAATATAGGTATCGACGTTTGCCTCCGTCAATTTGACTTCAACATTTTCCTTTACGATGGAGCAACACGAAAGCAAATCATCAAGCAGTTCCTGAATCTTATCGTAAGGCGCGGACGAAAGCGAACCAAGCAATCCCGAAAGGTCGCCAGCTTCGAACTTGCCGCCGTTTGCACCGATAAGCAAAAGCATCTTGAACGTGAAACGCTCCGCCTGTGTCGCGCTCATTTGCTTAATTTTGAAGTGGAGGGTTGCCCCTCCATCTTCACAATTCCAATCTACTACTTTACGCATAGATTAAAGCCCCTCCGCGCTCATTGTCTCGAAGTGGAACACCCACTGCGTCGGACTCAAAACATTCTGCCCGTCCGGCAAGCCCTTGAAGGATTGAAGAACGCCCTCGCTAAAGGTGTACCGCTTGCCGATAGCAGGGATAGAAATAACCATCTGCACGCGATACGGCTTTTTGTTGACTTCCTGCACTTGGCGAAGCAACTGCATATACTCGGTGGATGGAGAACCCGCTTCAAGATTGATCGTGACAGTCTTGATTGCGGGCGTGTAACCCGCCGCAAGGTGTCCATCAACGCCCATGCGCGTTTCTGCCGCCTGTACGGTGTCCGTTGTAAACGAAGAATCCGCGCTAAAATTTTCGAGATTGACCGAAAACAAACCGCCGACGCTCATAGCAACGGTTGCATTTGCACTAGTAATATCAAGCATTACTTATCCCCCCTTTACAGTACCGCCGTCGAGGCTACTTCAATACGGTTTACGCTACCGCCATAGGTATAGTAAACGCTGATATTCGGCGAATTGCGACCAACGCGAACCGCCGCGCCAGCATCTTCGACGAGAATCGCATAACCCATCGTCCAAAGTTCCGTTGTCAGGTCTTTGCCTGTCTCGTTGAAAATCTGCGCTTTCTGCGATTCGGACAACGCAACGCCGGGGTCGATGCAACCATTGTTAACGGCGCGATTCACGGGGTCTTGCAACCATGCACGAATCAAAGCGTAACCGCGCTCATTATACGGGACGCGCCCGTTGTTGGTCAGCCCGTTCATAACGCTAACCTGCATGACGTTCTTCAACCAAATAGTGTTCACAAAGGTATCAATAAAGCCAAACTTTCCGAACATAGCCGCCGGATAAAGGAACGTGAAATCATCGTTCCGCGTCGCAAATTTGCCGACGTAAGCAACGCCTTTAGCGTCAAGCAACGCCGCCGTCGTTTCGTCCGTAACCGTAGCCGCGAGGCCGTCAATGTGCTTGAACGCGAAATTAATAGTACCTTGATACCGCTCCCAGTTGATAGAAGCCGCGCAACCAAGCACAAACGCCGCCACATTGACGTTATCATAGACAAGTGCCGTTGCGCCGTATTCTGCCGCGTCAATCTGCGAGGCAATATCCGCCGTGCCGCCCTGCACAAGCAAGCGCGGGTCATTCGTCCAACCTACGTAGAGGTAATCAATGCCCTGCGAAGAAGCCCAAGCCGCCAAGCCCAAATGCTCGGTATCGTCTGCCGTGTAAAGCGTGGTAAAGCATACCCAATTTTGGCTCTGTGCTTTGATTGCGTTCATATTTGCCGATTGCGTCAGAACGTCGGAACCCTGCGAAAGAACCGCGCCCGCGTTTTCGGTCAAATTCATCAGTTCCGCCGCCGTGCCGCTTGCATAGGTAATCGTTTCCGTCGCACCCGTGGACGGGCTATTAATCTGAAATGCGCCCGTCAAGCTCGAATATGTAACGGTCACGCTTGAAAGCTCCGCCGCAAGTGCCGTCTGCAAAACCGTAGCCGCCGCGCTGAAACTGGTTGCCGACGTAAAGTCAAGGCTGGTCAGCGCAATCTCGGTCTCGTTGATTGTAATATTCAGCGTACCCGCCGCCATATCGGCGAAGTCTGCCAATGTGCCGTTGAATTTCGCCCCGCGCAACCATGCGCCCGCCGCCGACGAAATGCGCCGCCCGAACATCAAACGACGCGGTTTCGAAAAGCTGTTGTTGTAGCCCAAGAAATACAACGCCGCCGCGCTATATTCCGGGGAAGTCTCACCAAAAAACGCCGCTACCGTGTCCGCCGACGTAAACGCCATCAAAGGCGCGTCAGCAGGAATCATAGCATTTTCGGTAAGAAAAAGCCCGTTAAATTCCAAGTCCGTACCTCCCGCCGGGATAAGGCGCGGATTGATTGCAACGATATACGATGCAGGAATTGTGCTCATATTTTATTCCTCCTTATTCCGTGGGCGGGAAATAAACGTCCACGTTTTTAAGTGCTTGTAATGTCACGTCCTCAAACCAAGGCAGATTTTGCGTTATTGCGCTGTTAATTTCTGCCGTGATCGTGACGCTCCATCGTTCTTCATACTGATTCGACGCATCAATGCCCGTTAGGTTTCGCGGATTCTGCGCCGTGCATACCCGCACATCAACGCCTGACGCTTTGAAATAGTTTGTTCCCATATAAGAACGGGAAGCTATTTCAAGCATTTGGGCGTTTTGCGCGGCATAATCGGCATAAAAATCTACTTGTACATCGACCAAAACAAGCGCGGATATACTATCCACGCCGTTCTCATCGTCGGGCAAGCCCTCAGCATCAAAATCATATACGTTTGTCCCGCGTCGTTGTCTAATTATCGGCGTATAAATACAATATGCGCCTTTTTTCGGTAAAACCATGCGGGATTGATTTCCACGAAAGACAACGCCGCCGTCAAGCCCTGTCACCGCCACTATATAGCCGTGAAGCGCGGTCATAAAGTCAGCTTCCGTCAGTGCCATCGTCGCCGCCTCCTTCGTCAATCACAATTTCGGGCGGTTCGTGTTGCAAAGTACCCAGCACGCAAAGCCAACCTTCGGGGCTGAAATCGTCGCGAATCATATCTATCAACCAATAAGAACCGTCGGCGCGTTCAATTATGTCGCCCGCCGTTTCCTCGTGTCTGTTGATAGTATGCGCCGAAGCGTTGATGTAAAACTTTTTAACGTGTTTCGCATCTGCGAGATTGTCAAAAAGTTTCAAATCGCCCGCGTTTGGGGCTTGCACTTGCGCCAAAATATCGCTAGGCGTATATGTGACGCTGACAACGCCAGCCGTGTTGCTTGTTCCGTTGCATCGGTAAATCGTCACCATTTCATGATGGTTGACGCTCCCGATTGCGCCGGAAACTATTGCGTGTAGGTTCATTTGTCAATCACCTCAAACTTTACCGCCGCGAACATTTGCCCTGTGTCCATAAGCGGGTGGTCGGGTTCAGTCTTGCCTTTTCGGGCTTTAGCTTTTACGGTTGCAGGAGCATTAGGAACCCAGTTCCCATTTTGAATAGAATTTTGGATATCATCTACCATTTGCGCGCCCGCTTTACCTAACGCCTGTTTCCATATTGCCGGGTCTGTAGCGCGTCCGCGAATGTGTCCTACCATTGTTCCTACCCATTTTTTAGGTTCAGACTTGGCAACAGTACGCATAAAAGGCCGCGCAGGAATACGGGACGTTCCAAACTCGTTATATACGGCGTATTCTGCTATGCTTTTCCCGTCCGTGGTCGTTGCATTGTTTAAAATGCCCGCTTTCACGCCGCCCGCGATTTCCGCCATCTTGTCAAGAAAGCGTTTGTACTTGTCCCCGCCTTTGATATCAACAGTGACAGCCATCAAACCACATCCCGCCGTAACGGTGTCCCTTGATAATTTGCCAATAAGCCGCGCCGCATGGTGTGGTCATGTACCAATCGCTTTCTTTGCCGTATTGTGGCGTTGAATAGCTGACAGATACGCTTCCTTCCGTTGCGCTTGACATAGCTCCTGCCGTGCCTCTCTGTGCAAGCGTCGCCATGTGACACACAAGCATATACCAAAGATTTTGTTTCTCGGCATCGGTAAAGCCGTCGATAGTTTCAAGCCCAGAAATGATAAGGGCGTTTTGCGCCATAAACTCTAGCTGATCGTCGGATAGCTCCGCAAATTGCGGGTAATATGTCCGAAAATCGTCAACGTCAAATGTCATAGCCGCGCCCTCCTTTCATCATTTCTTCGTGGCTTTCTTGGATTTCTTTTCAACGCTTTCGGGGCTTTGCCCGTTGTCCTTCGAAGCAACTTCTTCTTTCGCCGCCTGTTTGGCTTTCTCGGACGCGCCCGCCTTAATCAAGCCAGCCTTGAAAATATCCATTTCGCCGTACTTTTTTACAATAGCGTCCCACACATCGGCATCAACTTGCGTAATGCCATAAGCGCCGATACCCGGCAAAACTTTCGGGTCAGCACCAGCCAAAGGGAAACCGCTACCATGAATGCGGATAGCGGCAGTTTTCCCCGCCGCCTCCACTTCAAAAACAATGTCACGCACAGAATTGTAAAATACTGTCGTTTGTGCCATTATTTCAAACCTCCATTACACGCCAAGCATGGTAACGATTGCAAACGGATAATACACAATCGCTCCATACGTGCCAGCGCTGACTTTCTGAATCATGCTCGAAGTCTCGCGAACAATGCTATGCGCCTTATACTTCTCGGAATAACCAAATTCAACGGTCGGCTGTCCCTCGATCTCGTCGGCCTTAATCATGGCGAGATTGCCGCTACCCGTCTTCATTTCTGCCGCCGTGACAATCTTCATCGTCGGATAAGTGTCGGCAAGCATCTTCTTAACGGACACGCCGAAAGCGTTCACTTTGTTAAGTTCAGCGAGGCAAGCCGGGGCAATAACAAGTGTCAAAGCGCTATTTGCATCAACCCAACCGTTAGAGCGCTCATAAAGTTTACTCATCATCTTCGCGAAGTCCGCCATGATTTCGTCAGCCGTCTTAAGCGCCCAAGTGTTGCCGCCAACGCCCGTGGTCGGTGTCTCGTCAGCGTTGAGGTTTGGGTCGTTCAAAAGGCCATAAACAGGCGTATTTGCAACGCCGAAGAAAGCGGCTTTGTTAAACTCGATTTCGAGGAGAACCGCCGCACTGCGCTGTTTCTCGGCAAACAAATCAATTCGTGCCTGTGCGTTCATATCCTGCTCCAAGTCGCCCACGCGGATGGTCGTTTGGAAACGATACTGCTTCCTCGTCGGGAAAGCCGTATTGATATTAGCTTGACCATTTGCGTCGTAGTCCTGATACGGCGTAGCAGTGCCGGTCAACTCCAAAGCCCTAAACTGCGTGAAAGCGGTACTCCAATCGCCGTTTTTGACTTCCGGCGCGATTGCCTTATACTGACGTTTCGCCGTCAGAATCTCGATAACTTTAGGATTCGCGTAAACCGACATATAAGCCGGGACGGCGGTATTCGGGTCAAGCGCATCGGTTACGCCTTTATGCGGCTCCGCGCTGTCAAAAAACTTCGTTGCAGTGCCAAAGTCAAAGCCCTTCTGGCGGGCAAGTTCCATGTCAATGCTCATTGTTCATTCCTCCCTTTATTAGCGTTTCGTGATAATCGCCATGCCGCCGCTTGTCGTGGCGTTCCAAGTCTTGAAGCCCGTGTCAACGGTAGAACCGCCGCTCGTAAGCGTTGCCGCGCCGTTGCTCGTGTTCGCGTAAACCGTCGCTCCCGCGCTCGTCGTTGCGTCGGCCTGCACGAAAAAGTCACCCTTCACGGCAAGCTCAACCGCCGCGCCATTCGGGACAACAAGCGTACCTTCCTCGGTCATGTCATAATACTGATAGTTCTGCACGCGCTCGGCAAAGCCAACAGGCGCACCGCTACCATTACCGACGGCCTGTCCGTTTGCGTTCTTCCACGCAAAGCCGCCCACCTGTACAGGGGCAAAAGCCGTGCCCAAATCTGCCGGGGTCACAAGGTTTTCCGGCGTGTAAATAACGTCCTGATTGTTGGCGCGATCACCGGGAATCGCTTCCTTATTGTATTTGCCAACTTCCTGCTGATAAGTAAAGCTCATTTGTCATTCCTCCTTATTAGCGCGATTTAATACCGCGCAATACATCATTCATCGGGTCTTCTTCGACGGGTGCCGCGTCCATGATCGGTGCGGCTTTCGTCAGCATCTTCACCATCGCGCCAAACGCGGACGGGTCAACGCCCTCCACCTCAACGCCTTTGGCATCAAGTGCCTTTTTGTAAATATCTGCCGCACTATCAAACGCGAACGGATTGGAAATTTTGCCAACGAACGGGGCAACTTCTTCCGCCGCCGTGTACAGTGCCGCCGCCATCTGCTTATCAAAAACAGGCGCGGAATCTTTCGCGCAAGCGTCAGCCGTTTCGGCATCTTTGCAAGCGTCCTCGGCGTCCTCCATCGGTTTCGCGTAAGCAATTCCTGCCATAAATGCTTTCTGCGCTGCCTTGTCCTCGGGGTCAAGCCCTGCGGCTTTCATAGCCTCGCGCAGCTCGTCGGCGAGAACGTCAACGGGTTCCTCATCGTGCGTTTCCGCAACTTCCGGCGCGGCTTCAACCGCAGGCGAAGTGTTCGTCATGTCCGGCGCGGATTCCTCGACAACTTCTTCTTTCTTGATTTCTTCCATCGGCTTATCACCTCCGTTTTTGAGTGCTTCGGTAAGTTCAAAGAAAAGGGTTTTCCATGCGTCTCCCATGTTTTCACCCCCTTTCCATGCGGAATCAGCCACGCGAACATCATGTCCGGCGCGGCCTTCCCGCACCAGTGCAACATGGTTTCCGCGTATATTCTTCATTACGCCGTCGTAATGCTTGCCGCCAAACATACCGTCAATCATATCAACGTCGCAAAGATAACCCGCCGATAAATCCCTAAACTCGCCGCTATTGATACGCTTGATTGCATCAGCGTCGGTCACGGTCAAGCTGTTTGTTAAGTACGGCGCATCGAACGCCGCATCTGTGCCAAGACTTCCCACAATCTTGTCTTTCGGCATATTTGCCGCGTCCATGTTCCAATGGTCTAAAGAAAGCGGCAAGCCGTTGAAGGTTTCTGCCGCCTTTTCGATTTCCTCGGCGGGGCGGTATATCTGATAAACCTTTTTGGGGTCAAGCTCCAATTCCTGCCAACCGGGGATAGTATCGCCGACGTAGGGGACGACCTGCTCTTTCGTGATATTGCTTGTGTTAACGTGCAAATAGCCATTTTCGTCATAGCTTCGCGCCGTTTCAAGTGGTACGGTGTCGAAAATCATAGTTTCACCTTCTTAATTAGTACTTTTTGCCTATTAACATAAATATGTTTTTATGCGATAATATCAGCAAAGAAAGGAGTGATTGCATGAAGCGAACCACAATAGACTTGCCCGACGATGTGACGCTACAACTCAAACTGCACGCCATACAAACGGGCAAGACGCTGAAAGAAGTCATTACAGAGGCAATCAAGGCATATCTTGAAAGGAGCGAAAAGAAATGATCGTAACGCGAGAAATGATTGATAAAGCGAAAGCAGGCGTTTTTTGTCGGCCTAATGGGGTATGGGGAAATAGCGAAACTGCGGGAGGATTATACAAAACAGACAAGGAAGCCATAATTGCCGCGCTTGTTTGGTATCAACTTGGAAACAAATTAACGTATGCAAACGAACATACAATCAAAACCGTAGAGGAAGAGATGGAAAAAGAATATGTTTCCTATTTATGCAGACGCGGGCGCGGTAAATGGAAGAAAAAATAGGCATAAGAAAAGGAGGCGTTTGCCTCCCTTTTTCTTTTCTTATTTTTACCCTAATCCTTCAATAAATTCTGGATTAGATGTCATTTTGAAACTGCCTCGATTATCAATATACCACTTTGCGCTTTTCCCTTTGCTTGCTTTTTCAAATGCTTCGACCATAGCTTTTCGCTGTTCTATTTCTTTTTTTATAAAGTTTCTTGCCGTTTCCGTTTTGGGTATATCGGGGTCGTTTAATTGATTTACATATTGCTCTATATATGTATTTTGCGCGTTATAAAAGCTATTTCTTATATCTTCAGCCCATTTTTTTTGTTTTTCGCTCCCCCCTGTAATTTCATTTTTAGGTTTTAATTTTTCAAATTTCATCTTTTTGCCACCCCCCGACGATATTGTACCACCGCCGCCGGAAGATTGCGAGGATTTTCCCCCGCCCGAAGAACCGCCACCGCTTGACGCGTTCGACGAACCACCGCCACCTTGCGCCGCGTGTATGGGATAATGCTGACCGTCCTCATGCGTAGCCCATCCAATAATTTCTGCTTCGTCGGTTACGGTCTTTTTTGGGCGGGCAAGTTCGACAAGCCGAAAGAACATTGATTTCCAGTTAGTCATTCTCCCACTTCCTTTAGAATTTCCTCAATGCCCGCCTCGGTTTCTTCTTCGCTTAATTGCGGGATAAGCGGGCGACAAACACAATAGCAATTAACCAGTTCGCCCGGTTGGATGTAGTCTTGCACGTTGGGATTCGGGTCATAACAGCCTTCATCAATGAAATACTCCGCGCCATCCATGCCGCCCTGCGTATGGTCAAGGGCGTGTGTTTCGCGGTATGTCTTGCCGCTTGCCGTGTGCATCCATATTCCTTTGTTTATGCCATACGACAAAAGCCGCTGACGGGATAGGTTGTTTGTGGCTTTGTTGGTTTGGTCGCGTGCGATCATGCGGGCGCGTCTTTCGGTCACGCCAAACTGTTTGTGCAGTTCTTCCGTCATGCGTGCGAGGTCGTGCCCTGCTTCGATATTGCGTAAAACAATGCCCTCAACTTGCGTCAAACTTTCGCGGGCTATGCTTTTGATAAGATTGACGTTTTCTTTGATTATCGCTTGAAATGTCTGCCGTTCCCGTTGGCTCATGTAGCTAAATTTGAGATTAAAGCCAAGCCCCGCATCTTTTAGCGGTTTCGTTTGCTGTGCAAGGTTGCCCGCCACATAGCCGCGAATTTTTGACACAAACCAACGCGGCAAAACGTCGGCAAGTTCGCGAAAATTACGCTCCCATTGGTGAAGCAGTTTCCTAAACGCTTTCAAAATGTCATCGGTTGCGCTGTCGCCCACAATCCGGCTTTCATTTGCGCGGTATTTCGCCCGCAACCAATAAACAACGCTTTTCTCCATAGCGCGGATTTCACGTTTTAGGCGTTTCTCATATTCTTTTTCAATTCCTGCGGGCGGGAATATCGGTTTCAATGTCCTCTTTGTCATATCTATCCTTTTCCCTCCGCGCGATAATGTACGCAACTATCGAAACAAGCAACGAAACAGACGAAAGCAAAACATTTGCGGATAACACATATAAACGTGCGTCATTCATTTTGCGCCGTTTCCTCCATCGGTAAAGCCATTTCCGGCAGTTCTATTTCTTCGTCCGCGTCGATATTGGCAAAGCCGCTTTCTGGGTCGTTAGCCAACGCAAGCCGCGCCTCACTCGAAGAAATAACGCCCCGATCTATCAATGTCGCGTATGTATCTGCAATCGTCTTATTGCACCGCGCTTTAAGGTCGCTATCTTCATCGGACAAAGGCACAAACTCGAAAGACAAAGCATCGTCAACCGCGCCCTTGCTGTTTAACTGCAACAACTTAACGACGTATTCCAACGGCTCCCGGAAAAGCCGTTCTTGCAGTGCGTGGATATGGTCGTAATGGTTTTTCATATCTGCTTCGCCCGTGGAGTTAAATCCGCCCGGTGTCATTCCCCACAATTTGACCGTCGGCTCCCCGAACATAGCACTCACTATTTCCATTTGTTGCTTGACTATATCCGTCACGCCGCTAATTGGCGTTGAAACGTCCGCTATGTCCTCGGCTTCTTTGTCAACGGTCATTACGCCGTCATTGTCGCGGTTCATGCTGAAATACTGAACGCGCCGCCTAATGTTGCCGCCGTCGCGCCCGGTCAAAAGTTCTTGCATATCCGTCTTGAAAACCGTGCAAGAAAACTTTTGCAATAAACGAGAAGCCGCCGCGCTACACTCGGAAAACTGTCGGACGTTTTCGGCGACGATCTGCGCCAACGGTACGCCGAAAAAGTTATAGGCTGGTAACAAAAGCGTCGGTGGCTTATCTTCGGCGAAATACAAGAACCGTGAAGCGTGTACCTCGCGCCCGTTGATTAACCAAGATTGCGGGACAAAATAATCACGGTCAAGCGGATTGAAGCAGGAATAACGCCCAGGCGCAATATACGTCGGCTCGATTAACTTAAAGCCTTTCAGCGTGCCCGCCTTGAAAGTGTCAGCATCAGCACCTAGCGGAAGTTTCAAATCCTCGCCGCTTATATCCCCAACGTCGATATACGCAAGACAACCACCAAAAAAGCCGCACATCTGCGCGGCCTCTCGGAATAGCCTGTCGATTTTCAAGCGGGTCATTTCTGCCTCAATTTCGCCCGCCGCTTCCTCGTCGCTTGCTTCGCCGTTGTAATTGAATTCAATCCATCGGCGCGTCATTTCATCGGCGCGAAGGTTAACGCCCGCGCGGATAATGCCATTCTGTGCAAGGTTAGACAAAACGCCGTAACCAAGAAACTGCTGAAAGTCATACAAGCCGCCGACCATGTTATATACGCCGCATTGTTTCAAAGCCGCGTCATGGACGGCGCGAAGGTTGCTTTGCCCGTAGCCCAAGCTCTCATAAGGTGAAGCGTCAAAGGCCACCTTTTCACGCTCCAAAGCGTGATATGCTATTTTCATGTCGGTTTTCTTTGCCATGTTTTCACCTCATCATAAGCGCGGCGGGGTTAATCTGCATCTGCCCGCGCCCGCGCATTAAATCAACCAAACTATACCTAAGGCCGTCGAGTATGTGATTGAAGCTGTCAACCACAATCGGCAAAACGTCGCCAGTCTGTTTGTCCACCTTGTACGAATAATGATTAAATTCGTCGATGGTGTGACGGCAACGCGGGTGTATAACAATGTCATAGCTTTTTAGAAATTCAATGCCGTCCTCAATGCTACCCGCCCACTTTTTAGCCGCCGAAATGTTAAAGCCGCGTCGGCGCATAAATGATATTGTTTCGGGGCGGGCGTTATCGGCTTTAATAGGCCACTTCCGCGCGGTTTCGATAATATCAAAAAGGGCGGGAGTTTCATCAAGTTCCACTCCTACGCCCCATGCTTCTTTGTCGATATACAACGTGCGATCTTGGATAAAACATCTGACAAGCGCGGTCGGGTCATTTGCAAAACCCCAATCAGCCCCATGGTAGAACCGCGCGTCTTTTGGCGTTTCAAATTCTTCTACCCTAAACCGCCCTGCGAATATAACCGCGTTGCTATGCTTCCGCACTTCCCCTTCCCAAATGTGCAAATAGCTTTCATAATCCCGCGCCTTTAGCCATTCCATTTCCTTTTTGAGAACGTCGGGAAAGGCAGGATTGCCATCATAATTGACTTTGCAAACATAGGCATCGTCGGGCGCGTTCAATACAAACCTTTGATAGGTCGGGTCGCTCTCGTCCAAAGGATTGAACGTCAGCCAAATTTCGGAGTTTGGCTTTCGTACCGTAGGAATCAAAATATCCCAACTGTCAGCACTCACGGCGGCGGCTTCTTCTACCCAGCAAATGTCAATTCCTTCCGTGGATTTTATTTCTTGCGGATTGCTTCTCAAGCCCTTAAAAATAAACTCCGTTCCGCTTGTGCATCGTATCGCGTCCCGCGTGATTGTGTAAGCACCCGAAAGCCCGATAGCGTCAATTTGTTCGCATAACAATTTATGCACGCTGTCTGATATGCTTCGTTGGATTTCGCGGGCGCATAATATCCGCATGGGCTTCTCATAGCCAAGCAAAAGCAACGCACGCGCAACGCTCCACGATTTACCACTGCCGCGCCCACCGTAAAACACTTTGTATCTATGCGGGCGGAAAAGTTCCTCGAACGCAGGCGCGAAGGTAATCATTTTTTGAAGTCCTCCGGGTTACTGCTGAAATTGACTTGCAACGCGCCGGGGATTTTGGAAACACCTTGCACATCATTCTCGCCCAACATTTCAAAAGCCAAGCGCATAAACGAAGGATTGCCCTTCATGCCGTTTATAACGGTCATATACGCCATAGCCGCGCCGTAGGTCATATCCTCTTTTGTAACGCCCGCTTTTTTTAGCTGTTCGCGTAGTTTCTCGTTATCGAGGGGCAAGTCTTTGAGCAACGCGAACGCCTCGCGGATTGTCTTTTTCTCGCGTCTTGCCTTGCCGCTTGCTATGCCGCCCTTGCGTGTCATTTCTCGGAGTTCCTTCGGGCTTCTTTGGCTATTTGGTATCAAGTTTTGGTCGTTCACATTCTCGCCCCCTTTCGGCAATATAAAAAGCACCTTGCTTTTGCAAAGTGCTTATTTCATCGCGTGCCTTTCGGCTTGTGTTATCAATTCGCCTTTATACATTCCGGCGTGAAGTTCATCAATCTTTGAAAACGGGATAACAGGAACGGTCAATTTATCACGGCATTTCTTGTCGATAAAGTATATATAACGCAACATAAAGCCGTCCAAAAGTTTTCCGTTTGTTGCTTGCAAATATGGAGTCAAGCTATACTTGCCGCCCGTTATGTCGCAGAATGAGCGACCGCTTAATTCTTTTCTTGGTAAATTCGCCGTATTGTGCAAGGTTAGCTTTGCAATCTTTGAACCATCGGGAAGAAGGATTATTTCCTTGTTTTTCTTAATTCCTGTAAGAATAAAATTACTTGCTCGGTATGCCATCACCGCACGAGCACCCGTCCGCAAAAGACAAAATCCATTTTATTTGCGGGGCGTTCTTTTTTATCATGCGAATTGCTTTACCTATGCAATAGCTTTCACTGTTGCGCGGCAAGTACTCATCAAAAGCCATGCGGTTAAGCTCGAGCATCTCATTCCAGCCCGTACCTTCGACAAGCCCCAAAACCTTTCTCTTGTCCATCGGTGAACCGAAACTCATAACGCCATGCAACCGCCCATCAAGAAACGCGCCAAAGTGCAAAACGGAGTTATTGACAACCTTCCCGCTATAATGATGAGCCTTAACAAACGGGACGGCAATTTTTGAAGGTATTACTTTAAGTTCAATTTCCTTTGCTCTGCCCATTGTCGCACTACCTCATAAAGGCAATTACCAATCTTATTTTCATTCCCGAAAGTTTCTTTTATTTCCGGCTCAACGATTTTGAACGCTTGCAAAACGCGCTCCCTTTGTGTTCGTTGCAAAAATATTGTTATTTGCTCCTTTTCGGGCTTGTCCCCACTTGGCAGGGTGAATGTATCGCCGTATTGTTCCGGATTGGTTACATCATCAAAGCCAAACTCTCCCATATCAAAATCAAGGTCGGCAAGTTCCAAATCCAACGCGGGCAAATCCCACTCCGCCAACTCGCCCACCTTGTTATCTGCAAGGCGAAACGCTTTTATTTCTTCTTCCGTCAAATCATCGGCAACCACGCAAGGCACGCTTTCAAGTTTCAGCTTTTTCGCCGCCTTTGCACGGGTATGTCCGCACACAATCACGCCGTCACGATCTATGACAATCGGCACTTTGAAGCCGAACGCCTTAATACTCGCCGCCACCGCGTCAACGGCTTGGTCGTTCTTGCGCGGGTTATTCTTGTACGGCGTTAATTCTGAAAGCCGCTTTTCAATGATTTCCACGTTTTCACCCTTTCAAAATCAAAAGCCCGCCGGAAGAATAGGGCGGGCTATGTGGGGGTATGCGGCGGGAGGAGAAAAACCGCCGCTATGCAAATAGGAGGCTTTCGGCGCGTCTGTCCTACCGCGCCCTATAAGTATAATACCACATATTTTGAGATTTAATTACTGGAATAAGGATTTTGCTAAAAAACTTTTATGACTTGCGCCTGTGCCGCGCATTGTAACGCATAACTGCGTATCTCGCTAAGAATATAGTTATACGTTGATGATGCTATGTTCAGTTCGTCGCAAGTGTCCCGATACCACTCGTTTATATATCGGCGTTTGAAGATTTCGGCGCGTAGTGTGTCATGCCCGCACCATGCGCGAAGTACAGAAACAACCTTCAACCACCTTTCAGGCCACTCGACGCGCCCGCCGCCGTCAATCTCGACAAGCGAAACTTCGTCCGCGTTTCGTATCGCTTGCGCCGCCGTCGGGTCAGAAACAAAACTGTGTCCACTTGGTGCGCCGCCCGTGTGTCCTCTCGGCGCAAGTTTCGCTTCTGTCACCGCTTCGGCGATCTGTTTTTCATGCCTTATCATGTATTCGATTTTCCGCACGTTCGCGTCTCGACTCTCTCTCTGCATTGGCAACACCTCTTTATAGCCGTTTTGGGCGGCTTTTATTTCGTCCGCGATAGTTTATACTCGCCGCACATAAAAACCGCCGCTAGATACCTAGAAACGAATTTCAGATATATTTCAGCCGCTTCAGTCATTCCAAAAATTTTTATTGCGCCACTCCATAAATTTTCTAGCCAACTCAATCGGAATCATTACCACCAGCGCAGCCGCCATGAGAAAAAGGACGATAGCAACGCCGCCAAGGCTGATAATATCCCGCAAGGTAAATACGACAGGAATCCCAAAAATCTCCATCAACCGCACCCCTTTTCCCTCATCAAACGCTCCCACTCAATCGTTGAATTTTCCGCCGCGTCCGTTTCAAACGCCATCATTGTTCGCATAGCGGCGTTAATCAAATGCGTGTCGGCTTTATCGCCCTTCAAGAAAAGAATCAAGTGCCGGATTGCCCGCCATGCGTGTTCTTTCGCGGGTATCTCGCGCCATGTTTCGCCCGGATATTTTTTCTGTCCAGCCGTCAACCCTTTCGCGATCTCGTCAAGCCATGCGGGGGAAAGGTATCTGTATTCGTTTTTTTCATGCGCTTGCGGATAGTCTGTCACGCCGTGCGCTTCGGCGTATTTACGCATCATTTCTGTTTCGTCCATCGTCAGCCCTCCCATTCGTCCTTTAGCTCGTCAATAAGCCGTGAAATCTGCCCTCGGTTCATTTTGTCTAGGTCGTACCAGTCCAAATCGTAGCCAAGTTTGAGTATCAAATCCCGCGCATACTCTATCTGCGCCGCCGTCGCTGGTCGTTCGTCACGTTGCATCTTGCCCCACCTCCTACCGCCAACTATTTGGAAAATCTTCTTTCCTGCCTACGGTTATCAAAACGCCGCTATCATTTTCGTTATACTGTTTCCGCATAAGCGCCCGCGTTATCTGCGAATCATCACGATAAACTATACCGATTAAAGCGTCGGTTACGGCTTTATACAAGTTATCTATATCGGGGCGCGAGGTCATTCCTTCGCCCGTCATGCTTTCCCGCTTCTTTTTACTCCATGAAGTCGGGGTCATGTAATAAAAGCTAATCTCAACCCACACTTCGCCGTCATATATTTCTCTACCGCGCATAACGTCACGCGCATAAGTTGAGATAAGGCTTTTATATTCAACGCAATTTTTCGGCGTGTATGCGTGGCCTGTGCGCGTTACTCGCGGCCTCGCCATCGGAACGGGTTTCACGGGTACAAAAAATTCAATCACGTTTAAGCCCCCTTGTCCGTAGATAATTTTCAAGTCCCCACCGACACGGAAACTCTGGCATATCTGCATCAAAAAACCAACACATTTTTTTGTCAGCAAACGGGCAATCACATTTATCATTACGGTAGTGTTCCGCGCACCATCTTTCAACCTTTAGCGCGGCCTGCACAACTTCTTCCCGCGTCATTTCTTCGCCGCCTTTCGCTTCTTCCTAACCGCCTTTTGTATAACCTTTTGCTTCGCCCTGCCCGCCCTGCTCCTACACTTCGGGCAAAGCGTGTTTTTATCCTTGTCAGCGTCCACTTCCCAAAACGACAGGCAAGACGCGCAACGCCTATTAACTATCATGCCGCGCCCTCCGCTATCCTCGCGATCTCATGATTGCACCTTGCAACAATCGCCCGCGCTTCGTTCATGCTTATTTTGCCGTTTAACCAATCCATGACCGCCGCGCTTCGCTCATGTTCGTAGCCCGTAACGGTTGCGTTTTGGCTTTCGGTTAATCGTTCTTTCCAGTTCATTCGGGAATATCCCCCTTCTTCACGCTATTCCAAAACTGAACATCTACTTGTGAAAATTTCTGATGTTCGCCGTCAAAACGCAACTGGATTGTTCCCGTGCGCCCGTTTCGGTGCTTGGCTATCTGCAATTCCGCGCTCTTATCGCTTAAATCTTGCGTATAGTACGCGTCACGATATAAAAGCAAAACAATATCCGCGTCTTGTTCAATCGTCCCGCTTTCGCGCAAATCTGCAAGCGTCGGGTGCTTGTCGTTCCTGCTTTCAACGCCCCTAGATAGCTGACAAAGGACAATAACGGGAATCTGTAATTCTTTTGCCATCGCCTTTAACGCCGCCGTGATTTTTCGCATTTCATTCGTCCTGTTTTCGGATTGCCCCTCACTGCCGATATAATTCAAGTGGTCAATCACGATCATATCAAGGCCGCGTTCGCGTTGCATATTCCGCGCCCGTGAAAATATTTTTGATACAGGCAACGCTGATTCATCGTCTATATGGAGTTTCCATTCGTGCAACTTTCCCAAGACAATCGACGCGGCTTTATCTTCTGCGGAAGACATAAGCGCGGGAATATTGGCGTGTGAAGCGTCAACGCGTCCCTCACTTGCGATAATTCGAGAACATAACTGTATATCCGTCATTTCAAGGGAAAACACCATGACAGACGCGCCCTTCTTGCAAGCATTTACGGCAAAATTCAAGGCAAGCGCGGTTTTCCCCATATTCGGACGCGCGCCCAAAATAATAAGCGTCGATTTCTGCCAGCCGCCCGTCATTTTGTCAAGGAATGGAAATCCCGATCTAATGCCGGGACACTCGCCTTTTTCTTTCGTTTCAAGGTACCAATTCGACCATTTATCCGCCAACGAATCAGAATCAATGGCGTGCGCTTCTTGGCTTGCCGCTTTCGGCAATTGCTCCCGCGCAAGCGTCAAAAGGCTTTCTAAATCCTCGCCGCTAACCGCCCTTTGTGCGGCAGTTTGAAATATCCTGTACCCGTCACGCCGCCGCGCACATTCAAGGATAATCTCGAAATATCGCCGCGTCCTTTCTGCATCGTTGCCGCCTATCTGGTCGGGTACTGCGTATTGTGCTATAGCTGAAATTTCTGCAACACCGCCCGCATCGAAAAGCCGGTCATGTTCGCGTAAATCCGCCGCAACCGAAACCATATCAACGGCTTTGTGGCTAGCTGACAGGCGAAGGATTGACGCATAAATAAGCGCGTTTGCTCCCCTGTAAAAATCCGTATCATGAAGTGCGTTCGCGTAATTCTCGACATATTGCGGGTGGTTTATCAGCATACCAAGAAAGGCGCGTTCACATTCAAGGTCATACGGCAAGTTTTCCATCTTCGTCATAAACTATGTCATACTCCTTCTTCAATCGTTCACGCTCTGCCGCTTCAAACGCCGCATCTTCTTCCGCACGCTGACGATCTCGCGCGGCTTTTTCTTCTGCTGACAAGGCAGGCGTTGTATCAACAGGCATCTCCTTCAACGGGTAAACAGTCATCCATCCATGTTCTATCGCTTTTTCAAGCATAGCTTTTTTTATACGTTCGTTCCCGTTTGAAAGTTCGTTTAGATTCTTCAAAAGCAATTCCTTTGCTTTGTCAGTCATAGGCTTTTTGTTTTTCTTCCGCGATTCTGCCAAATCCGCAAGTAAAGCCTTTATTTCGTCGCTTTCGTTTGAATCAGCAAAAACATCTTGGCGCGTTTGCGCCCTTGTTTTTGTCTCCGTCTTCGTCTTCGTCTTATTAAGTTCCCGATTATTATCCCGAGAATTATCCCTAGGATTGTCCCGAGGATTATCCCGAGAATTATCCCGAACATTATCCCAATCATTGTCCTGTTCAGCGGGATAATTCATATAAATAGGAACAATTTTATAAGAATTTGCCTTATGCTTCCCTCCCCGTTTTACCTCAATGTAATTCCTTTGCTGAAGCCTGTTTATGACGGCTTGGACGGTATCGGGCTTTCGTATGCACGTTTCAAGGCACAATCTTTCATAGGTCACGGTAAACCATTCTTCCCAATGCAATTCGTTATCTAATAGCACTAACCGCATATAGATAGCAAAATCATTTGGCGGAAGTTTCCCTGCCTCATGGTAGATTGCTTTGAACAGCCGGAAAGGCTCAATCTTCATCCATGCCACCACCTTTCTTTTAGAAATTGTGTTCCCTGTATATATTGTATATCTTGTAAACAGTATTGTCAATATTGAAACATATTGATATAATATTTACAGGGGGTCGATAATATGGACGCTAGGAAGAAAAAACCTTATGCGTTTACTGCTGACGATGATTTCATTCAGCGTATCCGCGCAATAGCCGAACAAGAACGGCGTACATTGTCACAAATGATTTACATACTACTGGAAGAAGCCCTCGACGCAAGGGCAAAGGCGGCGAAATAGCCGCCTATTTTTTTACGCCACAAAGTCAAACAAACTCAACTCTGAATGTTTGCTTTCTTCCTCTTTCAGATAACCAACGCCGTCCCGGAAATAATCTGCGTTCAACTCGATGCCGATACCTCGCCGCCCTGCTTTTAACGCCCGGACGGGAACGGTCATAAGCCCGCCAAACGGATCTAGAATCGTGTCGCCGGGGTTGCTATATCGGTTTATCAGCCTATCGACAATATCAAACTGCAACGGGCAGACGTGCATCTGCTTCCCGCGCTGTACTTGCAACGTGTTCATTGTCCTCATGCGGTTTATATCGTCCCATACTTCATCGCACCATGAACCGGGCGCAACCACCATGAAACTGGCCGGAAGTCTGCCCTGCTTGTCCAGCTCTTCAGTGATTTCCAAATGCTTTTCGTAGCTGTAAACATTATCGCGGGAATACTTGCGAAAGACAGATTGCAAATCGGAAACGTCCATAGCGCAAATTTCCTCTTTCGTCAAAAACCGATTGCCGCTGCTGCGCCAAAAAGCGTGCGCGTCAATCTGCCATTGTCCCCGCGTATAGTCCTGCTTTGACTTTGTGACAGGCTCATCCGCATAGGCTCTTGTGGTATCGGTCGGAAGTTTGCGGAAAAGAAGAACATACTCCGGGCAACCAACGCCCATTTTTGACCCGTCCTTGCAATTCTCGCTCCATCCGAGGCGGTACGTTTGATTGTTTTCCCGTACTACGTCGGTCACAACCGTTATCATGCCGATATACTGGAAGCCGTGTTTCATATAATGCTCAATGCAGATTGCATGAAACGGCTCGATTGTCGGCATACCTGTCCCGGTTGCGTTGCCAAACAAAACGCGATCTTTGACATGACAGGCGAATACACGCCCCGGCTTCAAAATCCGCAAAAGCTCCGGCGAAAGATAGTCCATCTGCTCAAAAAACCGCGCCGTATTTTCGTTGTGCCCAAAGTCGTTATAGCTTGCCGTGTACTCATAATGATTGCTAAAGGGTATTGACGTTATAATTTCGTCGATGCTGTTCGCGTCCATCTTCCGCGTTTCGTCGATACAGTCATTATGCACCGCTTTCCAGTCAGTCCCTTTTACCTCCACTCTTTTCACCCCCATTGAACGCTTCATTTCCTTTGCGGCATTTGCGCCGCCTAAACCGTAGGTCTTAATAATTTGCTCCATCTGCTCGACAAGATGGTTGTATTGCTCCCATTTCTTTTGAAGTGCTTGCAGGATTGCCCTTTCGGTGTCCATGTGGATAATGTCAATAATCACCTTGTCAGTTTGCAAGAACCGATATATACGGTGGATTGCCTGTATAAAATCATTAAATTCGTAGTCAATCCCTATAAAGATAGCCCTGTGACAGTACCGCTGAAAATTGCAACCACTCCCCGAAAGCTCCTTCTTTGTCGCCAAAAGCCGAAACTCGCCGTCCGAAAATCCGATAGTGTTCTTTTCCCGCTTGTCTAAATCCTGTGAGCCGTAAATCTCTTTCACGCCCGGAAACGCTTTTTTGATTGCATGACGCTCCGCTTCAAGGTCATGCCACAAAATGAAATGATCGTCGGGGCTTGCGTCAACAATCCTTTTCGCCTCTGCAACTCTCGCGTCGATGCTTTCCCGCTTTTCCCTCGCCGCGTCTTTCAATCCTGCCGCCGCGTCGATAAAGAGTTTTCCCTGTCCGTCTTTTTCTTCCGCCATGCGTTGCTCTGTCTTTAATTCGTGATACCGTACATCTAACGGCGGCAACGCATAGCCTGTATCGTCATACCCTAAATCAGACGGCTTTTGAATGAATAACGCCCATGTCGAAAGCCAAAGCCAAAACTCCTTTTCTTTATGCGGGTATAGTGTCAGATTGTTCGCTTTCGTGCTGTCCCGCTGAAAGAACCGCGTCAAGGCTTGCCCCGTGTCCATTACTTCCAAATATCCGGCGTAATGTATCAGTTCCTTGTATTTGTTGGGCGAAGGCGTAGCCGTTGAAACAAGCTTGAAAGGCACGCCGCGAAACTTTGCAAGAAACGTCTGATAGGTCAGACTGCCGAAACTGCGAAGGACGCTAGCTTCGTCAAGAGACGTTGCAGAAAAATATTTCGGGTCAATATCGCCGTCACGGACGCGCTCATAATTCGTTATGACAATATCCGTTTTCGCCGCCTCGATCTCCGCCATATTCCGCACATATTCCGGCGCGTCCATGCCCAAAAGATTTACCGCGTCGCGCTGAAATTCTTGCTTTACACCTAGCGGGCAGACAATCAACGCCTTGCCGCCCTTATGCTTCAGAATCAATCTGCACCATTCAAGCTGTTGGATTGTCTTTCCAAGCCCGAAAGCCTCAAATAACGCCCGCCTGCCGCCTTGCGCCGCCCATAATACCGCGTCCCTCTGGTGCGGCTTCAATACGTCGGACAGTTCGTCTTTTGTTGCTGCTATGCCCGTTTTAGGGGCTATAACCATCTTTGACTCTAAAAAGCCTTTATAATCTCTCATGTTTTCCCCTCTTTTTTTACCCTGTAAACCTTCTTGATCGCCGCGTCCATTTCGATACCCTCTAAATGATACCGTTCAAGAAACTCCGCTTCGCCGCCGTGAATGGCGATATGGTGCTCCCTGCACAAGGGCAAAACCAACGCGCCCGTCTGGTCTTTCTCGCGCCATGCAAGGCCGCCATGTCCTGCCCTGCTTCCGGATAGGTGGTGGACGTCCGCACGCTTGCCGCAAACCGCGCATTGTTTGTGCATCAAACAGGCGTAAACGTATCGGCCTATATCTTCGCATTGTTCGTACAAAGGTATTTTGCTAGGCACGCCGTTTTCAATCATAAAGTCAATGAGAAAGCTGATAAACTCCCGGCTCAAAGTTTTATCTGCATCTGCAAGCGAAAAAATTTTTTTTTCAAGGCTTTGCAAGTGCGTTGTCTTAAACTCAATTTTCATAAGCCGCTTTGCTTCGTTTGGCAGATATCCCGCCCAATCAGCAATTTCACCTATCAGCGCGTGCGCTTTCTTTTGTTGGTCACGGCTAATCTTGCGCCCGTCGAAAAACTCCACAAGAACGCGCCCTTTGTCGTAGTCCCGATTTATAGCGCGGTCAAGGGAAGGGACGGCGGCGCGAATTAACACGTTGCCGTCTTGCTCCCATTTGACTATTTGCGCCGCTACAATCTCGCCCATTAGAACATTACATCTGCATCGTCAGCTTGTGCGGGCTTGTTAGCCGAACCGCAAAACTCGACGCGATCAAGAACAACGTCCGTCGTGTAGATTTTCTTGCCGTCTTGGTTCGTGTAGCTCCCCGTCTGAATCCTACCTTCGGCAAGAATTTCCTTGCCCTTTTGAAAATACTTCGCGAGAAATTGCGCCGTATTGCCCCATGCCGTGCAAGGGATAAAATCAGCTTTCCTTTCTTCGCCCGCTTTTGCATAGCGGTCAACGGCAATTGTTAAGCGTGTAAATGTCTGTCCGCTTTGAGTGGTTTTTACGTCCGGGTCTTTAGCGCATTTCCCATGCAGATATACTTTGTTCATGCTATTCCCTCCATTAATGCGTTATCATCGTCTTTTACTTCCGCAACCCAAACAACAAAGTTTTTCTCCATTTCTGCCGCTTCGTTGTCTGTCAGTTCGTTCGACGCGCTTTTGTTGTAGTGTCGTTTCATGACTTCTTTAATATCGTCGTTGCTTGCGCCCATTTCCTTTGCCGTCGCCGCGATTGCCCGCAAGCTGTCAACTTTGCGCGGGGCTTTCGGGGCTTGCGCTTTCGGCGCGGTCGGCGCGGAAGGTCGGCTATATTTGCTTTCCATGCGTCCCCGGTAAATGTCAGCCGCTACACCGATAACCTTAGCCGCACTCCCTAGTGCGTCAGTGATTGCCATTTTGTAGCCCTCGTCGTTTCCGTGTATGCCGTTCTTGTCCTTGACAATCAAGAAGTCACCGCCAAAGCCCGGTATAGGTTCGCTCCACTGTTCTCCCTCTTTGACGTAAAGATTGACTTGCACAAAAATCATAAGCTCCTGCGTCGCCGGGACAGGCTCGGTGAATGTGTTCGCGATCTCGAATTTCCACCCAACGCCGCAAAGTCCAAATTCGTTCGTAAGTGCTTCATACCGCCATTGTGGGTTAATATCTGAAAATCCTTTCAGCTTGCCGCCCGTTATTTGCTTTACTGCATCGGCGGGCGGGCTTGCCAAGTTCTCATAATGCGCGTTCATTGTTTCGCCCCCTTAAAGATTTGAAAACTTATCTTCCAAATCGCTCTGCCATTTCTCCAAAACTTTCTTTAATTCGTTTCGATTGCCTTGAAAATCAAGCGCAACGCCATCTCCACCTTCACCTATAAAAATTTTAATCGTTGTAAATTCACATTCTTCTATTTTTTGAATTGCTTTTCCAAGTGTCTCGGTTTTCCTCAATACCCTTTGCGCCTCATGTACTTTACTTTGCAAATAAGCAAGGCTTTGCCTGTCCATTTCGCGCCCCCTCACTTAATACGGATTGATTGCTTTTCTTCTAAATGCGCCCCCGGTACTGCGTGCCCGCCCTGTATCGCCTGTTTGATGCTTGCCTTGTCAGCGTCCACCTTGATTGTCGTGCGCTTGTAAGCGTCGGGCAGTTTGTCAATATCGTCGATAATCGTCGTTGCCGTTGGCGCGGTTACCGTCATATTGCCGCAGGGCGTTTCGATTTTTTTCTTGCCAACCGCGACAAGAAAATCACAATATCCGCGCCGCACACGCTCGAGCCGGTTCTTCCGCGCCTGTTTCAATGCTTTCAGTTCGTCCATGCGCTTGTCGATAGCTTCGAGAAACGCCGTCTGCTTTTTGATATACTCGATACCGTCAGCAACGGCGGCGGGTACGTCGCTTTCATAAATGCCCGCTAGTGCGTTTTTTACGTCCGGCTCAATAGATTTATCGTCGGCCTCGTCTAAAACGCTCACAAGGGCGTTTATACGCTCACTGATGTCATATAGCCATGCTTGCATATTCTCCCCTCCTAAAATTCCGGCATGGGTTCTTTTAACCATTTCCGCAATTGCCACATTTGCCTAGCTAGTTCCTGCCGTTCACGCTTGCGAATCGCTTTTACGATCTTCCTCCAAAATGCCGCCTGTTTCTTTTCCGTGTTCTCCATCTTTCGCACCCCCTAGAAGTGATAGCCGTCATTCATTCGTGAAAAAACGAACAACGGCAATTGTTTCTCC